GGAAACGGTGGAGTTGATTGCTACAGTAGAAACCCCCGGCCCCCGTCCGCAAATTGAGAATTTGACTTCTGGAGTAGAATAAGATGCTTACACCAAAAGGCGCGCAGAGTGCTAAATTCGGAAAAGGTAGAACTTGGCAGAGGCATATAAGAATTGAGCGGCTCGCTCGTCTTTGTGCTGTGGGGACTTATACTAATGATGAAATTGCTATTGCAATGGGAGTCACCCCGCAGACAGTCTCCAATCTAAAAATGACCCCTGAGTTCCGGGCAAAGATGATTGAGCTTACTACCGGAGTTATTTCTCAGTTTGATAAGGATTTGCGAGAAGTAGAATCTAATCAAATCGATGAGCTTGCTTCTATGGTTCCTACTGCGCTGCTGGTTCTTAGGAATAGCCTGCTCAGTAAAAACCAAGCAATCGCTTTTCGAGCAGCGGAAGCAGTAATGGATCGTAACGGTGCGCTTGCAAAAGTATCTCGGGTTAATGTTAGCCACGAGGACAAACCCAACAGGGATCGGGTAAATAATACGGCTGCCGATATTCTTGCTCTTCTCGGTCGAGTTGTAGGACAAGAGGAAGGTAGCAATGCTGAGCAGCTTATTAATTCATTCACTGTTAGTGCAGCGGCTGCTTCAGAACAAGTAAAAGCAATGGGCGAGAACATTGACGAAGCTACATTAGCACAACTTGATTCTGCTACTGAAAAGGTGCAATAATGGCTACGCCAGGAACGTACCAATCAGCGGTTACGGTAGCGGTAAAGCTAATAAGCTCCGTGTCAGTTAATGGTTTTGGTCTTATTGTACTGACTTTCTCAGACAATAGTACTTCAACTCCCATTAGCGTATCCGCTTATTCCGCAATCAGCCCTCTCCCAGTTGCGGGAATGTATCAACTTACATATGCGAATGGAACAATAACATATGTAACCCTTGCAACATTAAACGCAAACTGGGTTTACGTCAGCCCGTAATTAAAGCGAGTTATCATGCCACCTACTGTTATCAAAAGTGTATACGATGCAGTAGGTTATGATGAAGATGCGGCTGTTAAAGAAGATCCTAATTATCTTCCTCGCACGGTTACTAACTGCTGGCAAGTCATCCCACCTACGAGCGCAGATGCGAATACTCTTAAGGATATTCATCGGCTTAATTCTTTTGGCTCTCTCTATTATTTTGCAGTAGCAGTTCTACAGAAAACTCGCTTTCAACGGAATCCTAATCACGCGCAGAACTTGCACTGGCAGATGTGTCAAGTAGTAGAGAAAGACCAACTAAAAGAAGTAATCGAAATCCCCCGCGATCATTTTAAATCATCTGTATACAGCGAATGTTTTCCTATCTGGCGCGCCCTTCCTTTTGGCGACCGTGATGAAAGATTAATGCGTGCTATAGGATACGGCGACAGATACATTCAATGGATGAAGCGAGCGCATCAGCAAGACGTTCGGATTCTTCTTATTAGTGAGGTTATTAAAAATGCAATCAAGCTCGGAACAAAAATCAGCACTCACTACTCCGCAAACGATATGTTCCGTTACTTGTTTCCTGAAATTATCCCAACTTCTAGCGAGACATGGACTAATGATTCTCTCCACCACCGGCGAACTCCAATGGGCGCCATGCACGGAGAAGGAACGTATGATTTCACAGGCGTAGGCGGGGCGCTGCAATCTAAACACTATGATATTCCAATCCAAGACGATATGTTTGGAAGGGAAGCTAAAGATTCTGAAACGATGCGGGAGAAAGTAATTGATTATCATCAATTGCTAGTCGGCGCTCTTGACTCAGACCCGACTAATCCTGATCGGGATAATGATGAAATCATCGTAGGAAACAGGTGGGCGTATAATGACCTTAATAGTTGGGTGCGTACTAATGAGACTTATTTTAATTTCACTACTCACAGTGCTCTCGGTGGCTGCTGTTCTTTACATCCTTATGGCGTTCCTATTTTTCCTGAAGCCTTCTCAGAACGGAAGCTTGGAATTTGGAAACAGCGACTAGGGAATTATAATTTTAGTTGTCAGTTCCTCAACACTCCGATTAATCCCTCGGAAGTAAAATTTAAACTCAGCAATATTCGTCGTTTTGAATTTGTAACAGACAAATCATTTGAATACCAAATGCACGATGGCGAGCTTAGGCATAAGAAGATGATCTCCCATCATGTAAAAGATGGAGACGTAATTCCAGATATTGCTCCGCGTAATTTAAAACGCTACATGATCGTAGATCCAAACCACAGCGGCAATGCTGGCCGCTGTCGGCATGCTATTACAATCACCGGAGTACAAGATGATCCAAGAAGGATTTATTTACTTGCTGTCTGGGCTAAAGCTATCGGGGTTGAAGATTTCATTGATGAAATCTTTCGCTTGGCTCAAGTATGGCTTCTGGAAGAAGTTTACCTTGAAACTATTGCTGCTCAGAAGTATCTTAAGTATCTGCTTGAGGAGAAGCAAAAGTCCCATAGAAGCGAGCTTGTTAGAAATCTTCAATTCAAGGAACTAGTTACTCCCAAGACTAAAAATGCGAAGCAACTTCGTATTGATTCTCTCGGTCCTATTTTTGAACGCGGCGATTTCTGGGCTAATTCATTTGGACAGACGGAATTTTACGAAGAACTAGAAACCTATCCCAATGGTCAATTGCGAGATGTACTCGATACTTTAGGTTACGGGCCGCAAGTCTGGAAATTCGACGACTCGGGCACTGAGGATTTAGAGCGTGATATTCGAAGGAGATTGAACATTTACACCCGTAATATTCAGAGAACTTCTAGAGTGGGTGGTTATTAATGAGCGGAGATTCTGTCGTGACACAGGTTGCTATACATAATCATAGAATAGCGGTGCATGATATTACTATCGAGCAACTGAAGAAAGAAATTGATTCTTGTAAAGAGCTTATTACTGGGATTAGAATTGCAAACGCAAGGTGGAATATAGCTAGTGGTGCGTTGACTGCAATTTTGATAAAAGGGTTAGAACATTTCTGGCACTAATAAGGAGAGAACACAATGGCAGTTCCTGGATGGCTTTCTACGTTTGGTAAGGATTTCAAAGCAGTATTCACTTGGCTTAGCTCCAGCAAAGGGCAGACTGTTATCGCAGCAGGCGAGGCGATTGTAGAAGGCGCTGTTCCTTCTGCGGCTATTGTTATTAATCTAGTTAATAGCTGGATGGCGAAGATCATCAGCACTGAGACTCTTGCTGCGGCCGCGGCTTCGCAGAATGGAACTGGAGCACAGAAAGCAGCAATGGTTTTGCAAGCAATGGCGCCGGAGATTGGAAAGTATTTCCCGACCGCTAACGCAACGCAGATCGCTACTATTAATACGGCTCTCGTAACTATTCTTAATACTCTTGGCGCTCCGGCTACGCCAACTCCCGCTCCTACCGCTGGAACAACGCAAGCGACTGTAAACGGCGCTCCTGTAACGGGAAACTAACAAGGCTAATGCCGGAGAGGAAAGTACAAATGAAAACAATAATCAGTAGTTTCTTCTTCGGCATTAGAGATTTGATGAACGGGATTAATAATACGGTGTGGGGAATCTCAATCTTGTATGTAACTATGTGGATATTCGTCCATTGTCCTAATCAGGCGAACATAGCTTACTACTTCGCCGGCATTGCTTCTACGCTGCTTGGGATAAAACAAGACCACCCACAATTACCACAAGGAACAAATATTACAGCTTCGCAAACAACTACTGTAAAAACGGAGACCCCAGATGCCTGAGAAGTGGCCATATGCCAAAATAGGTACTATATACACAAGATTAACAGTCATTCAGCTATTAGGTAAAATAAAACCTGGTAGTAATCATGATTATGTTATTTGTCGTTGTGTATGCGGAAAAGAAAAGACATATAGAGAAGCTCACCTAAGATCGGGAAGTACAAAATCTTGTGGGTGTTTACAAATTGAAAGAAGCATTGCTGCAAACACAACACATGGTTTAAAATACACAGTCGAATATACAGCATACCGTAATATGATGGCTCGGTGTTTTGATATTTTTCATAAATCATACAAAGATTACGGTGCAAGAGGCATTACTGTTTGCCCACAATGGATAAATAATCCAGAACAATTTTTAAAAGATATGGGCACAAAACCTTTTTCTTGGTTGACTTTGGACCGAATAGATAATGAAAAAGACTATTCGCCAGATAATTGTAGATGGGCTACTTCAAAAGAACAAGTAGCGAACCGAAGACCATTAAGGAGGCACTAAATTGCCTAAGGCGAGAATTGTAAAAGTAGCATTTGGCACAGACGGAAATGCTGATCTTTGGCGGTATGTCGAAGAGACAACGCAGTATTGGAAAGCTAAGTTTCGCAATTTCCATGAAAACAAGCTCCCAGATTTTGCCCGCATTTACAAAGGAACTCCGTTAGAGGAAGTAAAAAATACCCCCTGGCCTAATGCGGCAAACAATGTTATTCAAGTAGTCGGCACTCATAGTGACCAGCTTCTCTCTAGAGTAATGTCTATCTACATGGTAGACCCTGTTTGGCAAGCTAAGTTCTTCGGAGAGGTAGAAGGTGGAGAAGAACAGAAAAACGCTTTCGAGGCGTTTATGTCTGACATGGCTCTTAGTTCTGATGAGCTTGATCTTTATAGAACAGAAGAGGCTTGGTTTTCTGGGACTATTAGGAACGGCACAGGAATTCTTAAAGTTCCATGGGAGTATCAAGTAGAGAATTGTCTTGTGAAATCAGAGACAGTTGACTATGCTATGGGGCCGGCTCCGCAGTTTACTGAGAAGATTGTTAAAGATAATCCGGTTCCGGTAGTGGTTCCGCTTAACAAATTTCTAACTGACAACACAAAACAAAAACTGGAAGATTCTGAGTTTAAATGCCATATTGTGACTCTTAGCAAACAAGAGTTGCTCGCTCGGAAGAATCTTGGTATTTTTGACAAGAACGCCATTGATGCTATTCTAGACCAGCCGGATAGATCTCAACGAGATATTCTACAACAGTATCTTGAGTCTGCGCAAGGAATTGACGCTTCTACTGCATTCTACAACGCCGAGTATGATCTCTACGAATGTTGGGTAAAGTGGTGGCATAATGGGCATAAGTTTTCAATAGTCTGCATTCATCATCCATTTTCAAAGACTCGGCTTATTGCATTCTATAACTACTATCCCTACAATATGGATGTATTTGAAGATGCAAAACTAGCCTATGATGATGACCAATGGCTTGGTTATGGTTTTGCTGAAATGCTCTCGGGGTATCAGGAAGAAATC